AATCCATCCGAAACCATGAACCTGCGGTAGAACTCTGCCGTGGCGATGCGAGACTGATGCTGTGACCTCAAATCGGCCATTTGGTAAATCCGAGCGTCCATTTGATGCCTCGCAACGGGAAAAATACTTGTTATTGACGTACAGGATGCCGTCAGAAATTGAGAGCTTCATTCGTTGTCGCTCATAAGGCACCGAGTTAGTTAAGTGTCTGTGGCGTCATCTCTGCGCCGATAATGTTGTTATCTGCGTCACGCTTGATGGTGATCTGCTTCTTTACCTGGCCGGTTTGCTGGTCAAGGATGATTACCGGCTGCGGCTGATTCATCTGCTGCATCTGAGTGACGATTCCCGTCACGTCGCGAATGATGTTGTTGCGCAGCGCCTCGAAGTCAGTCTCCTTGGCTTCCGGCTTGGCGCTCAGTTCGGCGATCTTGGCGAGCAATGGCGCGATGGATTCGGAAACGATCTGGCGCACTTCGTCGGTATTGTCGTCAGGCTCTTCTTTGGTTTCGAGTTGCGCGACCTTTTCAGCCAGTGCAGCGATGGCGTCATTGACCGGCGATAGGTCTAGCTCTGCCGTCTGCGGCTCTGCGACTTGTGCGGATAGGTCGGCAACCTGCTGCGACAGGGAAGCGATGGATGCCTTCAGTTCGCTATCGTCTGACGGTTCCGTCTTCTCGATTGCGGCGATGGCATCCAATACCGGCGACAGATCAAGCGCCTGCTGTTCAACCGGATCAACCGGCGCCGGATCAATGACCGGATCGACTTCGCCCATCGTTCCAAGTGCCGGGCCTTGATCGGCAATCTTTTCCTGCTCTTCTTCCCATGTCGCATCGGGCGTTACAATGCCACGGCGCTTGAGTTCGCCAAAGTAGGTTTCGTCGGACAACTTGCCGGCCTGATTCGACTTCAGCAGCAATTCGGCAGACGCTTCGGCAAGGTTTGCAGCGCCAAAGTCCTTGAACAGCGTCACATGACCGCCTTCTTTCTCGCCTACCCACATCGCCATGAACTGTAAGCATTGGCCTAGCGAGTCTTCAAAGTCCTCAACGATGCGTTGTAGGGCGCATCGATTCGCCTCGTTCTCTGATTGGACTTGGGTGGCAGTCACATCGCCCGGCTTCAGCACGAGCAACTCAGCGCCCGTCTGACGCATCCGCTCCTCAAGGTCAAGGATGGATTGCCGCCCTGCCCCGATCGCTGCGCCTGAATGCTCGACGAATTTCATCTCGCCGCCCTGCGGAATCTTTACAGCGTTCTTTGCCCCTACGGTAATTTGCGTGTCCGTGTCGGCACCGATGATGGCAAGAATTGGAACACGGGCGACGTGGAGGATGGTTTGCTGGTCGCTGCACGATTGCCAGTGTTCGATATTTTGGTAAGCCAGTTCGATTAGCGGCGCTTCGCCCATTCCCGCAGCCTTACGGATGCCGTAGAAGAATACGAACGGGATTTCATTGATCGTCGTCGTGCCTTCGTCAAACAGAAACCATTCTTCAGCCTTATCAGCCTTGCGCCATACCTGCCACTGGCCACGAGATAGAACGCGGACCTGTTCAACGGACTGCTCGCCAAAGTCGCCTACATACTCTGTGACGGTTTCAAGCAATCGGACTTGAATCAGCTTTTCAGCACCGGAGATGCGCTCAGTGCGCCAGCCTAGAACAGTGCCAGGTGCGTAACGGGTGAAGTACGGACGAACGCCAGTCGCCTTCTCATCAGCCTGCGTCTTGATGCCATTGGCCGGCGGATAATCGACCAATACACCGGAAACGCCATAGTCGATACAGTCGCGCAGCAGTTGCGAACTGAAGACGTGCAGGTTATGGCCTTGCAGGTCGCAATCCTGCATCCACTCAGCGATGCGCGGCGGAACGTCTTCCTGCAACGCTACGGGCTTGCTGAATGGCTTTGATGCCAGGACTTCAGCGGTACGCGAGAACGCCGGATACAGCGTGGCAATAGCAATGCGAGTGTTGTAGCTGTCCTGTTCCTCGTTCGGCCATTTCGGCAGGAATGTTTCGCCGGCTTCGCGCATCGTCGCCGTGCCACCAAGCAATGCAGTAATCAAAGGCCAATGGCGACTTTGTGCCACAACCGCAGCAGATTGTTCGCGTACTGAATTATTCATATTGGCCCTGAAATGAAAAAACCCGCCGGAGCGGGTTAGGTGTGTTTGTTCGTGCTAGATGCGGAGTTGCTGGACTAGTGCGATGCGGTGCGCAATTGGGAATTCTTTTGCAATTGGATAGCCTGACGCGTCATTCTGGTGATCGAACCCGCTTTTTTTATCAGGTTCGCCATTTGCGTCATATGCCTGCTTCTCAAAACATGCTGCAACAGTCGGGCAGGTGCGAGAATTAACCCATAAGCGCCCGCTCTCAAATTGCTTATTGACCGACAAAACACGATCTCTAACACGCGGATTGGTGAGATTAACCTTAACCTCGAACCCATGTTGTTTGAGTATTGATATGTCGGATTCGCTGGCGTTCTTGGTTGATCCATTCGCACCGCTCGCGTCTGGATAAACGATGATTCTATGATCTGGCCATTTTTCTATTATTTTATCGGCCATTTTCGGTGTATCAAGCAAATCCTTTAGCTCAGCTACAGCATGCCATCCGCTTTCGCGTTTAACATAAATGGTCGCAGCCATCTTGCCGATATTGAAGTCCATTCCTATGAACAATGGCTCTTTATCAACTATCGTTTCTAACGAATTGTTACGCTCTCGGTTATAGCACCGATAAACCGTTCCGGTAGTAAGGTTGCAAAACCTTCCGTCTATATAGGCGTCGATCTGCTCGCTTGGGTAAGTATCGAGCAGTGATTGAATATAATCGCCAGGAAGGTTTCGCGCATTAGTCCTCGTTGATGCCTGGACAAGTCCATAAGACGAAGCCAGCGCCGGTTTTTCTGACACCTCTGAAACGAAAAGGCGGTGCGTTTCTCTAAACCCTTCCGGCGTCGTTGTTACATCAACCCCATTTCTTGCATCTGGCCAGCGCATCCGCGCGATTATCTTTCTCCACGCTTCCTTTGCCTTCTTCGATTCAAGCGTGTCCAGCTCATCAACGAGCGAATGCCCGACTTTGTAGCCAATGATTGTTTGCGGGCGCTCCATGCTGCGGCAAATCGTGGTTCCTCGATACTGTGCGCCGCTGTAGAAATGGACCTCTTTGTTCGACTCCATGATCTCAACACGAAGACCAATTCCGTACGCAACTTCTTCAATGGTCGGAAAGAAAATATCCCGAATGTGTGGATAGGTAGGCGCGTAGTAAGCCTGATTTACTTTCGGGTTTGCCCAAAACCCGGCACACATTCCGGATGATCCAGCCCATGTTTTACCGCTTCCAAATCCGCCTACGTAAGCCCTGAACTTCTGAGGAAGTTGCAGAAATGTAGCTTGCGGAACATTAAGCGCTGGCATCCGCTACCGTAAAAACAATCTGTTTAGGTTCCGGCCTGTCGGCGTCACGGTTAAGGCCATCGACCGTTTCCTTATTGGCGCGAAGCAAGTTCAATCCAATCTCCGCCGATAGGTTTGCAACCTTTGACAGCGCTGCTATTCCCTTAAGTGCCTCCATGCTTTCATCGCCAAGCGGCGCGGCATCGTCAATCTCTTGCGCCTTGAAGTTCGCTATTCCAGAAAGACGATGTGCCGTCATCGCGCCATGCTTTGCGGCACCAGCTAGATGCGTACTTATGGCGCGCAGGTCATCAGCAAGGCTCAATGCGGTCAATTGTTGCGCAACAGGCAAAGCCCTTAACGCAACTTCAGCGCTAACAAGTTGATTAGCAACGTCTTTTACGTTTCGCAACTGTTGCGAAAATTTGCGCGTAATGGCAGACCTGTTAATTCCGTATTCTTTTGCGAGCGATGCTGGCTTTTCTCCAGATAGAAGGCGCTTCTCTATATCTGCCCACTGGCTATCTGTGAGCTTAGAGTATCTTGCCATTGTTCTACCTAGTGGTTATCTAATCGCAATCTTGGATGGTTGCCACCATTCCGGCTTACGCTTTCGCGCTGGTGACATGCGGTTAGCGGAGGGATGAAACGTCAATCTGTTGCCGGTCGGCAAATGAAAAAGCCCCGCATGTGCGAGGCTATGTATTCTTGCCAGTTGCTAACCTATAGCCCGGACTGGCAGCACGGACGGATAGCGGCGTTAGCGACCGCGACAGGTATAGCCTTAATTGACCCGATTAACGAGTTGGCTAGTCTCGATACTACGCGCTCCGTAACGGCTCATCCGCGCTAAGTCCGGCTTCCAGATGCTGTTAGTGGCCGGTGCTTATCTCCAGCTTTGCCGATAGGGTGGTTTAATTAGCCTTCCCGTTAGCACATCAAAAGCGCGTATCAGCCTACGCATTCACTAACACGGCTGGCGACTGAGCCTGACGATTTCAGGTCGTCAGATTGCAATTGTCACAATCGCCATGCGTCTTGGTGAATTCAGGGCGAAATTCTCCCCGAGAAAATTATCCATTGATTTTATTTATCTGTCAATAACTCGCGCTTTGCGAATGGGCCGTCGAAAAACACATCGTCTTCATTCTCACCATCATCTAACGTGCTGTAAAAAACATCCCATCCGACGTACTTAATGCACTTTCCACCATACCAATGTTCTCCATCAATCTCGACGACCTGTTTTTCACTATCGTCTATCCGCCAATAGTAGCCATCTTCGGTTATGTCTTTGGCTTTCAACATAGTACCAACCCCCTACGCTTCACACTGACGATCAGCGCATCATGCGCCTGGGTAAGCATAAGCTCATAGTTTTCCCGTGGAAAGCGGAACACGGCGCAGATACCATAACAACGATTGATCGCCGCACGCTCCGCCGGTTGCAGGCTATCGATTGCAGCATCCAAGGCCATCATCGTTGCGTTGTCCGATTGCTCGCACATGTCCTCAAAGCTGGATAGCCCACTACTGCTGAACCCTGCCGATTTAGAGTCATAGCCAATATTAGGACTGTATGAGTGCTGCCACTTTGACCAGTCGTAAAGCAGGTTTGTCAGTGCGATGTATTCTGATTCGAGTATCTGCATGTGCGCCTCAGTTGGTCGTGATCTGTTCAACGCCTTCCGGCGTATCCATGTCGTCTGACTCGGCCAGCGTTTCGACTATCGCCAAAGCAAAGGCCAGCGGATAACCGTCGAGCAGATTCTTTTCGAGTGCCACGGAGCAGACTTCATACATCGCTGCCACTTCGTCGTCATTCAGCAGAAGCTTGGTTAGCTGTTCGATTTGCATCAGATCTTCCTTTGCAGTGAATCATGCTCAAAGACTGGTAGCGCATGCGATATGCAAACAATCCATAGCCCCATAGATTTCAGGTATTCGCTATCCGTGGTCCGTTGGCATCCTTCGCACTTGCGGTCGATTGCCCGGCGGTCGTATCGACATAGGCGGGTTGTTGTGTATTGCTGGCAACCGTAGGTCATGGCGTGTCGTCTATTACTAGTTCGGCGTCAAATCAAGCGCATTCAGCACCTCATGGAATCGCGCACCGTACAGCGGCTCCCAGTATTTGCCAGTCCAATACCGGACCTCCAGTCGCGGGTGGTGCGTGCTCAGTTTGTACAGCTTTGTCGTCGCGTCTTCGCATGCCTTGCTCCATGCGTGCGCTTCGCGGCGAAGATGCTCAATTTCGGCTATGGCTTCACCGAGTTCCGGGGTGTGATCCGTTTGCATCAAGCGCAGTTTTTCAATGATGTTCATGTGTTCAGTCGTCCGGTTGGCATGTGCATGTCATGCAGTCGCAGCCGCCGGCCGCTCGCATTTTGATGGCGTCTGCCACCGCCCACTTACCGTCATTGAAGCTCCCTCCCTTGGCCGGCTCACTGGCTGTCATGGCGAGGCGGTAGCATTCGTTCATCCCTGCTTTCCTGCCTTGCTCAAACATCCACGCCCAGGCCGCTTGACGGTCGGCGAATTGCCAAGCGTCTTGTGCCGTGTAGGCTTCAATTGCGTCCTCTACTGTCTGAATCTTCATGCCGGTCTCCTTGTCTATCCGGCGGGTTTCGCTTCGCGCTCGGCCTGCGCTCCACTGGCATTGCCCGCAGTTGCCCGTAGGTTGGGTGCCTAAGATGCTGGCCG